TCAGCCGAGGAGCTCGTTCAGCTTCTCGGCCCCGGCGCGAAGTGACTGCGGGTCAGGACTCACGTAGACCCGCTTCGTGAACGAGAGATCCGAGTGGCCGGCCCACGCCGACACGACCGTGTCCGGCACACCGTTGTTCGCCATCCACTTCAGGATCGCGTGGCGAGCCAGGTAGATGGTGACGCGCCGCACTCCGAGCATGTCCATCAACTTGTACGCCTCGCGCCGAAGCTTGTCCGTCTTCCACGGCCGCCCCAGCTTGTCCACCATGACGTAACCGGTGTGGTGGTACGCCTCGCCAGCCGCGAGCCGCTCGGCGATCTGGGCAATACGGAACTCCTTCAGGCCGAGCAACGTAGGCGCGGGCAGAGGGAGAGCGCGTTCCCCGGCCAACGACTTGGTGCTTTTCTCGATCACGATGGACCTCTCTCCGCGGGGGAGCTCCGGGTTGTAGGCCAGCGTCCTGGTGTTCCCAATCGTGGTCGTTCCCTTCACCAGGTCGAAGTCCTCTTCCCAGCGTGCACCGCAGACTTCGGCCGGCCGCTCGGCGATGAATGTGAGCATCCACCCGCCGTACTCGCGGACGTCCCGGATGCCCGCCAGGAACTGCCTGACCTCGTCCTCGTTCCAGGGGTTCTGCGAGCGCTTCTTCGCGCGGGCCGCGTTCCGGGCCGCCTTCGGCACCGTGACGTACTCGGCGACGTTCCGCTCCAGGACGCCGCGCCGGATCCCAAGGGTGAGCACAGCGCGCAGCCGCCCCAGCGTGAGGGACACCGTCCTGGCGCTCAACCCGGTGCCCGGCTTTCCTCCGATCCGGCGGGCGCTCGTGAGCATCCACGTGACCATCTCGATCACGTCCTCCTCGGTGAGCTGCTGCACAAGCTTCGTGCCGAGCTGCTTCTTGACGTACGCCATCGCGTCCTCGTACGACCGCGCCGTCTTGATCTCGACATCCGGCTTTACCATCTCCAGCCACGCGTCGACCAGCTGCTCCACCGTCATCTTCGACGGTGCGACGAACCGGCCCGTGGCCTGCTGGTGCTGGATCCGTGCCAGCTCGCCCTTGGCCTCGGTCAGGGTGTCCTTCGTGACCGTGAGCTGGCGGCGCTTCTTAGTCTCCGGGTCAACCCCGATGTCGACCACGAACCGGTAGCGGGTCTTCCCGCGCGCCGTCACCTTCTTGATTTCTGGCATGCTTCCCCTCCTGTCGGTCAGGGCGCCGATCGCCCTGGTCCGCCTACGCCAAAGTCCCCGCAGCCGCGGTTAGTTCGTGACGGCTGGGGGGACTTTGGTGGTCCTTCAGCCCTCCTCGATCCGCTTCCTGTGCTCCGGACCGAGCCGACGCAGGGCCTCTTCCCGGACGCGTGGCGGCAGGTCCATGAGGATGTCCACCGCCATCTGCACGCGCGGGTCCACAGGGCCGGCGGCCGACTGCTCGTCGGCTGCCTCCTGGCGCCGGATCTCCCGCAGGATCTCCGCCGCGTCCTCCCGCCCCGCCCCTTCCAGCTGCTCGGGATCCACGCCCACGACGTTCGCCATGTGGGCGAGCGTCTTGGCTGGCGCGGTGGTCGGGGTGAACGGGGTGCGTCGGGTGTAGCCCTGCTCGATGTGCCGCCACCGACCACCCCCGAGGCGAACCGGCGTCCGCTCCGCAGCCACTTCTGGGCTTAGGCCTCGAGCCAGCCGGGCAACCCGGATGACCTCGGCCTCGGGCGGTGGTGCGGGTGGGGGCGCGCTCACCACGGGAGTCCTCTCAGGATGCAGATCATCGAACTTCGCTGAACTTTATGACACCAGCGCTCTGCGCGGTAGGCAACAACGATTTAGGGCAACCTAAGACTTATTCTTTCTTGTACTTCCTTGAACTTCTGGCTACTGTGTCCGCCATGAAAGCTCACTACCAGGACCCCGTGCAGATCCGAAGGCGGCGGATCGAGGCTGGGCTGACGCAGGAAGGGCTGGGGAAGAAGGCCAAAGTCTCCAAAGCCCACATCTCCATGATCGAGCGCGGCGCCGCCGGTGCATCTGCCCCGCTGCTGTCTCGGCTGGCCGAGGCGCTGGAGTGCGAAGTCGCTGATCTGATGCCCCCGCCCATCCCGGCATCGGTTCCGGCATGAGCGGCAACCCCGGGCCCACGCTCGACGAAGTGAAGGCGTGGCCGGCCACCGTCGGTGTCCCCGACGCGGCCAAGGCCCTCGGCGTGAGCAGGGCTCACCTGTACGCCCTCGTGAAGTGCGGCGACGCACCCGTACGAACCCTGACCTTCGGCACGAGCCACCGCGTCGTCACCGCGTCGCTGGTCCGCCTGCTCGAGGCCGCCTGACCACAGCAAACGGGGCCGCCGGGACCGGGCCTGGTCCTGGGCGACCCCTCAACCGGCACATCTCAACAGCACTGAGAGGTAACCCGTGTCCACCGAGACTATCGGCACCGCACCGACACCTACACCCGAACCGCCTGCCCCCTGGAAGCGGGGCCTGCAGCTGGCGGCGAACGCCACCTGGAAGGCGATCGGTATCTCGACGGCCGAGCCGTTCTACACCGGCCAGAAGACCTGGGGCCGCGACGGCGCGTACGTCGGAGAGATCGGCTACCTGTCGCTCGCCCCGCTCCTGGAGATCGCCGAGGAGTATGACGTCCCGGTCAGCGAGACCCCCGCCCCGGGCGGCGGCAGCACCTGGGCGATCGTCGTCCCGGTCGACGGCATCGACGTCCACATCTGGACCAGCAACCCCGACGACGCCCCCACGGCGGCGGACCGATGACGCCCCACACGGCGATCACCGCCGCGATCCTCGGCGTCCTGCCCGGCGCGACCCTGGACGCCCGGGTCACGGTGGAGCAGCCGCTCCAGCACGGGCGGGACACCTGGACCGGCACCGTGGCCGGCCTCGCCCAGCGAATCGCCGACGCCACCGAGGGGAAGGACACCCGCGAGGGCGAGTCCACCCCGACGATCTCCGCCCGGGACGCCCGTACGGCCGTGCTCGTCTCGATCGCTCGCGCCCTGCGCGAGCAGCCCACGGCGGCGCAGCTCCTCGGCGGCCTGGACGAGCTCGGCGAGGCCGTCGTCTGCGAGGACGTCCGCGAGATCGCCACGTGGGCGGACGCCCTCGCCAGCCTGGCGCACATCGACGACGACCTCGGGGTTACCGCCGCCCAGCCCCCGCCCGCCCTCACGGTGTACCGGGCCGAGCACGAGAACATCCGCGTCGGCCACTACACCACCGAGGCCGCCGCCCGCCGTCACTGCGAGGCCCTCGTCAGCGACGAGCACCCTGCGGACCGGGCCCTCCTCTACACGTGGGCCAGCCTCGGCGACGACGGCGACGCCGACGAGCCGTACGAGCTCGTCGTCCAGGTCGACGGCGGGGACCAGGTGTTCACCGGGTACGTCGTCGTCCCGCTGGACGTCGCCGCAGCGTACGACCCCGACGCCGAGTGACGCCGTGCCCGGCGACCTCTTACTCCTCTGCGCCGTGATCTGTCTCGGCCTGGCCATCGGCGCACTCATCGCCGTGGCCTGGGCCGCCGACCGCCGCATCACCCACCGAACCCGGGAGACCCCCGATGCGTGACGTCCTGTCGGACCTGCCGCTCCTGGTCCCGCCCGCCCTGGTCCTGACGGCCCTGATCGTGGCGGTCCTGGTCCTGGGGGTCCTGCTTTCGCTCGCCGTGCGGTTCCTGATCGCCGGGCTCTACGCCGCCCGCCGTATGCCGGCCACCGTCGAGCCGTTCCGGGACCCCCGTCCCCTGGTGGCCTGCCACCGCCCGAAGTGCGGACACATCAGCTGGCCGCACGACGAGACGGACGAGGGCTTGCGCTGCTCGAACTGCGGCCAACTCAACCCCGACGCATGAGCGGCTCCGTCCGCCCGTGCGGCGACCTCGGCCTGCCGCACGGCCTGCTCTACGCCCGCCGGTACGTCACCGGCTGGAAGTGCGACAGGCACACCCCGAACGCGCTGCGCGGCCTGCCCGAGTGCCCACCGGGCCCGGGCTGGCCGCCCCGCAACGACCCCCAACCCACCACCGACCAACCGCCCGCAGAAGGAGAGGAGCAGTCATGACGACCACCACCCGCCCGACCCCGGCCCAGATGCCGCGCCGCCGCCCCGCCCCTGCCGCCCCCGAGGCCCCGGCCCTCGATCCGCGGCCCGCGCACCGCAAGCCGTGGGAGCGCGCGATCCTCTCGTCGTCGATGCCCGGGAACTTCCGCTTCGTCGCCATCGCGTTGGCCACGCACGCCGACGGCCGCGGGTACTTCGCCCGCCAGCCGCGGGTCATCGGCCTCGTCCACGACACCGGCCTCCACGTCGGCCAGGTGCGCGTCGCGCTCGCCGCCCTGATCACCCGCGGGTTCATCCGCCAGTCCCCGGCCGACGGCCCCATCGACAACGCCGACCTGACCCTCACCCTGCCCCCCGGCGCGCTCGCCCGCGCCCGCCGCGATCGCCAGCCCACCCGGTAACACCCCACCCTGGAGCACCGTTGACCGCCGCCGCCGCGTACGCAGCAGCCCCCGCTGCTGCTGTGCCGTGCCCGGAGACGCCCCGCGCGTCGACCGGCGCACGGACGCGCACCGGCGGCGGCCAGCGTGTGCGCGTGCCCCTGCGCCTGGTTGTGGGCGCTCAGTACCGCGATGCGGCCCTGAGCGTCTACATCAAGATCGCAGCACTCGCGATGCGCCCCGAGGGCTGCACCGCCAAGGTCGCCGTCCTCGCCGAGTACCTCGGCCTGTCCAAGTCCGTCGCCGAGCGCGGCCTGAAGGACCTGGCCAACCCTGATCCGGTCGACGGCCTGATCGAGGTCATCACGACCCGCCGCACCCTGCGCGGCGGCCGCGGGCAGTCCGCCCACCGGACCGTCCGCAAGGCCGCCGAGTCCGAGCACTTCGTGTGGGTGCCCGTCCGGGCCGCCGACGCCCTCTCCCCGCGCCTGCTGCGCCTCTACGCCCTCATCGCCTACGCCGAGGCCCGCAACGTGCCGCTCTCAGTCGGGGACCTCGGCGGCATGCTCTACCACCACACCGGGAAGTCCGCCGGCCAGCACCTCGGCGACCGCCAGGCGGCCCGGCTCATCGAGGAGCTCGGCGCCACCGGGTGGATCACCGTGCACGCCCGCCAGGGCCTGCAGGGCCGCCACGCCTACGAAACCCACCGCCACCCCGTCCACGCCGTCGTCCAGGCCCCGGCCGCCGCTCCTGACATTCATGACGGATCCGGTGCGGACGATCACGCCGGATCCCTCGCGTCTAGGGAAGACCAGCGGACTGACCGACCGGTGAAGAGGGCGGGGGTTGGTGGTTCGATCCGCCGTAGGCGAGATGCGGGTAGTAGCGCGCGAGGCCAAGGCGAAAAGCGCAGCAACACCGAGGCGGGCACGTACCGCGGGCCGGGACTGCAGCTGTCGCCGAGGGTGTGGCAGGTCCTCGAACCCGTACGGGCCGAGCTCCCCGGCATCAGCCCGTACGTGCTGCGTCGCATCGGCCGCGAGATCGGCGAGCAGCTGTCCGCCGGGGTCGGCATGGAGCGCCTCACGGCCCGGCTGACGGCCCGGTACTCCCGGCTCACCGCCCACGGCCCCGCCGCCGAGCACGCCCGGCGCGGCGACGTCGGCCGGTGGATTCTCGGCGCAGGCCTGCCCCGCCACGGGTGCCGCCTGGACTCCTGCGAGTCCGGCACCACCTGGTCCACCGGGGAGCGCTGCCACCTCTGCGCCAACATCGCCGCCGAGGCCGAGCGCCTGGCCGCCGTGGCCGCCGAGCAGCTGCTCGCCGCCGCGCCCCGGCCCGAACCGCCCGCCCCGGCGCGACCGCCGACGACGTGGCTCCCGATGCCCCCGCCGCCGGACCCCGGCCCCGAACCCCCGGGCCCGGCCGAGCGCGAGCAGCTGCGCGCAGCCGCGACTCCCGAGGACGTCCGCCAGGCGCTCGCCGAGCACGGCGCGCCCGCGGCGATCCGCCTGTACGGCAGGGCGCTCGTCCTGCCCCACCTCACCAACCAGCACGACGAAGGGAACCCAGCATGAAGCCCGCCAGTCAGCACATCGCGGCCTGCCGCCGGTGCCACGCCCCGATCTGCTGGGCGCTCACCACGGCCAACGGGAAGCGGCAGCCGGTCGACGCCCAGCCCTCCGAGGAGGGGAACCTCGCGGTCACGCAGGGGGCCGACGGTCTGCTGTACGTCCGCTCCCTCACCAAGGCCCACCCCGAACCGCGCCCCTCGGAATGGCGGGCGATGCCCCACCACGCCACGTGCACCTCCCCGCCGCCCAGGCGCAGCAGCGGTGGGCAGCGGGCGACGTCGGGTGCGGTCAGGCCGGTCCCGTGGCAGCGCTGAGCGCCGAGGACGCGGCGATCCTGCAGCGCGCCGAGGCCGGCCGCGAGGAGTGGCCCGACGGTACGTACGCCGGGACGCGCCGCCCCCGCAGGCCTGGCGGTTCGGACCCGGATGCCGCCGACCACGTCCAGGAGCTCACCGAGGCCCTGGAGGGCTGGCGGCTCGGTGACCGCACCACCCTCGCCGACCGGGCCGCCAGGACCACGACCTCATGACCGTCGCCGCGCTCCTGGCCCTCATCGAGGAGGAGCTCCCCGGCATCCCACGCCACCCGGCACCCCGCATCCCCCGCGCCCCTTTCTCTGCGAAGGACACCACGATGAACACCCAGCCCGAAACCGCTGCCCGCCCCTCGGCCCCGAACTCAACAACCGGCCCCCTGACCGTCGGCGCGCTGCTCGCCTGGGCCCTCGGCCATTCCGACCGGGCCGTCCGCCGGCACGGCGAGCAGGCCCACGACAACCTCGGCTGGCTGCGCACCCGGCACGCCGCAGACGAGGAGCTCGCCCGGGTCGACGCCGAGGAGCGGGACCTCGAGGAGCGCCTCGCCGCCGTCCGTGCCCGCCGGGCCGAGCTGAAGCCGAAGAAGCCCACGCGGGACTACGACGCGGCCGAGGTCCGCGCCTGGGCGCAGGCCCACAACCTGTCAGTACCCGCCCGCGGTCAGCTCCCCGCCGCCGTCCTGGACGCCTGGCGGGCGCGCGACAACACGGCGGCCGACCGGTGATCTCCGCCCGCCTCCGGTACATCGCCCTGGCCCTGACCGCGTACGGGCTCCTCATCCTCGGACTGCTCTGGGCGCTGGAAGGCGTCTGGATCGGCGCCGGGATCTGCCTGTGGCTCACCGGCCTCTGCGGCCTCGGCTGCGCCCGCATCCGGCACACCGCCGGGCGCCACCAGGACGAGCAGGCCGCCGAGCTCGAGGCCCTGGCCCCGGGCGTCTGGGTCGAACCGTGGGCCGACTGGTGCTGCGAGCGCGGCTGGCTCACCCGCGGCAACCTCCACCACCCCGCCACCTGCACCCGGGCGCAACAGCGGTGAGCCGCCACCTGGTCATCTGCTGCGACGTCTCGCACGGCCCGTCCGGCACGTGCGGGGTGTTCCTGCCGACCGGAACCGCCGACGAGGCCGAGGCGTACGCGATCGCCGTCCGGGCCGGGTGGAGCACCGGCCCGGACCGCTGCCCCGGCCACAACCCCCGCCCCCGACCCGCCGGCCGCACTATCCGCTGGCTCCGCCCCGCCACTGAGAGGACCTCGACACCATGACCACCGACCACACCAGCCCGGCTCGCACGGTTGCCGAGCTGCTCGCCGCCCAGGGCGAGCACGTCCACTACGTCAGCGAGGGGCAGGCCCTGTGCCTGTCCGGGCGCTGCACCACGGTGGTGGGCCCGTGACCGCCGCCCCGTTCGCCCGGCCGTTCCGGCTCATCCAGCGGCACGGCCCGGCCCTTGACGGGGCCGAGTTCCCCAACGGCCGGGTCGTCCTGATGGATGACCCGGACTGGGGGCTCTGCTCCGGCGCCCGCTCGCTGGACCTGCTGCTGCGCCACGGCTACCCCGACGCCCGGATCGAGTGGGCCGACACGGAAGACGGGCCCGGCCATGGCTGAGTCTCTGCGCTGCACCGTGTGCGGCCGCGCGCTCCGTGACCCGGCGTCCCGGGCGCGCGGTACCGGCCCGGTCTGCGACCGCAAGACCCGCATCCCGCCCCTGCCTGGGACCCGTCGTCCCGCTCTCCCGCCGTACGTGGACGGGCGCCCGGTCGACGACGTCCCGGCCAGCCCTCTCTTCTGACCCACCGCACCACCCGGAGCCCCGCCCATGAACGACATCTGCATCAGCTGCTTCGGCCGGCTGCCCGACGACTCCCCGCGTACGGGCTGCGAGGCCTGCGAGTACAAGGTCCACACCTGGCTCCGGGAGCTCCCCCGTCACTGGGTGCTGCTGCAGGACATGCTGCGCCCCGACACCGGGCCCGCCCGCCGCGGCGGCATCGGCCGCGCCCACGCCCCGCTTCCCGTCCGCCTTGAGGCCCTGGACCTCCTCGGCCCCGGGCAAGTCGTGCTCCTGGACGACCCGCACGGCGACCAGACCAACGGCGTCCCCATAACCCCTCTGCTGTACGGATGGGCCCGCTACCTCACCGCCGACGCAGACGTACCCGTGGCCCGCCGCGATGCCTACGACACGATCCACACCTCCCGCTGCGAGGGCCCCTGGATTCGGGGCGGCGCCGCCGTCCCCGGCCTCTGCCGATGGCTCGACGCCTACCTCCCGTACGCGGCGACCCGCCCGTGGTGGGACGACCTCTACGAGCAACTGGAGCAGCTGCTCCTCCGGGTCCGCCGGCTCACCCACACCCGGCCCGTCACCCGCGCCAAAGACGCACCGTGCCCGAGCTGTTCGGCGTGGTCGCTCGTCGAGCGGGATGACGAGCTGCACATCACGTGCACGATCTGCCCGGCCCAGCTCACCCCCGACGAGTACGACGTCCACCGCGCCGCCGTTATGCCCGCACTCACCGCTCTGGCCCTCCACATCATCACGCCCAAGCCCAAGTCCAAGGCCGCCTGACCGCCATACGCGCTGCGCCCCGCCCACGACGGGCGGGGCGCAGCCGTTCACGGCGAACCGTAAGGACTAGAACGACTGTGCGATTCATGATCAGAGATGTTCCATCGTCTACCTGATCAGGAGCGCCCCATGAGCGCCTGGACCATCCACGAGGGCGACGCCCTCACTCTGCTGCCGACGCTGATCGAACCGGTCGACGCGGTGATCTGCGACCCGCCGTACAACAGCGGCGGCCGCACCAACGCCGAGCGCCGCAGCCAGGGCGCCCGCGACAAGTACGTCACCGGCGACGCCCAGCACAACCTCGCCGACTTCGACGGCGACACCCGCGACCAGCGCGGTTACACCTACTGGCTCGGCCAGATCCTCGCCGCCACCTACACCCGCACCAGACCCGGCGGCAGCCTCCTCGTTTTCACCGACTGGGCGCAACTCCCCGCGACGTCCGACGCCCTACAGGCGGGCGGCTACACCTGGCGCGGGATCATCCCGTGGCGCAAGCCCATCTCGAGACCGACGCCCAACGGGTTCCGCCGCGAATGCGAGTACGTCCTGTGGGGCAGCCGCGGCGACCCGCTCCGCCACGCCCCCACGATCTACCTGCCCGGCTGGCTGGAGGGCTCCCAGCCCCGCGGCAAGACCCGCGTCCACATCACCCAGAAACCCGAATCGATCATGCGGCAGCTGGTCCAGATCGCTCCGCCCGGCGGCCTGGTCCTGGACCCGTTCACCGGGTCCGGCACGACCGGCGCGGCCGCGCTCGCCGAGGGCCGGCGCTTCGTCGGCATCGAGCAGGCCCCGGCCAACGTCACCATCGCGCGGGAGCGCCTGGCCGCCGCCTGACCCGTACGCTTCCGAACAGCGCTGCGCCCCCTGCCCAACTCCCATGGGCAGGGGGCGCATCTGTGCGTGGTCACGCCTCGGCGGTCGGCGGCTTGAGGTCCGTTCGTTCGCCCGGGCGTAGCTCTCTGGCCTTGTAGTAGGCGCGAGCCTCGGCGAGATCCCAGAACTCACGCGTGGATCCCGGCTTCCGCCTGGAGGCGGGGAAGGCCGGGTCCTTCGTTCGCAGGGCGTGCAGCCACTGGCGGGTCACGCCGAGCGCCTCGGCCAGCTGCGACAGGTTCACCAGCTCCCCCTCGTCGGTCGGGACCGGCTCTTTCTCGTCCGGCATAGGCACCATCCTGCCCTAACCTTGTTGACAGTGTAAAGCAGGTTCCCTACGGTGGAGCCTGCAACGAACAGCGGCCCCGGCCGGCGCTCGCAACGCCATTGGCCGGGGCCGGTCAACCCCTGATGCAACCAGGAGCCGACCATGCGCGATCGTATCTGCGCCACCACCACCGTGGCAGCACCCCCCAACGAGGCTGACGAGGCCTTACAGCGCGCCCGTACCGCCATGAACACCGAGACCCGTCGCCTGATGGACGCGATCGGCCGCACCCTCTGCGCGGTGCAGCCCTCGCTCGCGATGCGGGAGGTCACCCGGCTCTCGTACGCCGGCCGCGCCGCCGCCGACCTCCACGGCCTCGGCACCCCGCACGCCGTCGCCACCACGGGCCTCCTCCTGCGGCACATGCCGCGCGTCGACTGGCCCGAGCCCCCCGCGCCGATCACCCGCGCCGAGTACGGGCTGCGCCTCATCAAGAAGGCCAACGCCTGATGTCCGCCGAGGACGTCCCGGAGATTAGCCCGGAGCGCGCCGCCGCCCAGTACCTGGCCGGCCAGGAGGCCGCGCTGCAGAGCTGCCGCCCCGCCGCCGAACCCGACACCGCTCCCACGCAGAGCGGCGACGACACCACCACCCGCTGAACCACCCCGGCCGGGCGCCACCGTGCGCCCGGCCGCCACCCCGGGAGACCTCTGTGCCCCGCCCCCAACTCACCGCCGCGCAACGCCGCCTCGTCGGCACCGTCGCCGCCGGAGCCGTCACCATCGCGGCGATCGGGTTCGTCGGCTCCTACGCCGCCGTCCGCCAGCTCGCCGAGCGGCAAGGCTTCGGCGACTTCGCCATGGCGTTCCCCATCGGGATCGACATCGGCATCGTCGTGCTCCTCGCCCTGGACCTCCTCCTGGCGTGGCTCCGCATGCCGTACCCGCTGCTCCGCCACACCGCGTGGCTCCTCACCGCGGCGACCATCGCGTTCAACGGTGCGACCGCGTGGCCCGACCCGGTCGGCACCGCCATGCACGCCGTGATCCCGCTCCTGTTCGTCGTCGTGGTGGAGGCCGCCCGCAACGCGGTGGGCCGGATCGCCGACATCACCGCCGACAAACACATGGATGGCGTCCGCCTCACCCGCTGGCTCCTCTCGCCCATCCCGACGTTCCGGCTGTGGCGGCGCATGAAGCTGTGGGAGCTCCGCAGCTACGAGCACGTCATCCGCCTCGAGCAGGAACGGCTGACCTACCGGGCGCGGCTGCGCGCCGAGCACGGGTGGCTGTGGCGGTGGACCGCCCCGGTCGACGACCGGCTGCAGCTGCGCCTCGCCCGCTACGGCCAGCCCCTGCCCGCAGCCGCAGCCGCCCCGGCAACTGCGCCCGTGCAGCCGCCCGCAGTCGAAGCCGACTTCGACCAGGCCGCATCCGAAGCCGTAGCCCTCGCCCCGCCCGCAACCCCGCTCGCCCTCCCGGCTGCGCAGCCGCAGCCGAATGCGGCTGCACCCACAGTTGTGGAGCCGCAGCCGCCCCAGTTCGTGCTGGACCTCGCCCCGATGGATCCGCCATCACCCGAGGTCACCGCGACTGCGCAGCCGCAGCCGCAGCCGCTCCGGCCCGCATCCGTACGCCCCTCGGACGCAGCCCTGATCGACCGCGCCGTGGAACTCGCAGCCACCGGCCCCCTGTCCGGGCGACGGCTGCAGCGCGAGCTCGGCATCGGCCAGCGCCGCGCCCCCCGCATCCTCGCCGCAGCCGAAGCCCGCATCCGCGCAGCCGAAGCCGCGCAGCCGTCCCCGACCGCACCCGTAGCCGCAGCTGGAGCCCACCCGTGACCGACCGCACGCCCATCATCCCGACGCGGATCATCCCCGGGGGAGCACCGTTGCCCGACGGGCCGCCTACCCCGGGCGCCGTACCCCCGTGGCGCACCCCGGCTACGGCTGCAGCTGCACCGCCGCCCCCGCCGCCGCCCTCACCCCCGGCCGTCGCCGTACCGGCCCCGCCCCCGCCCGGGCCGGTTTACGTCCACCATCACCACCACCTGGACGTCAGCCTCGCCCCGGGCCCGTACTACGAGCCGATCACGCGGTGGGAACGGCTCTGGGCATGGGTGCGGACGATCGGCCGGCCCTGGCAGCTCATCGTGGCGCTCCTGGCCGCCGTCCTCCCGATCCCGTTCACCGGCCACTCGGCCGCGTCGACCTGGGCGGCCACCGTCTACCTGGCCCGCAGCGAGTGGGGCGCGCCGTTCGGCTACGCCCTCGCAGGTCTCGCGTTCGCCTGGGTCGTCCTCCGCATCGTCCGCTACGGCGGGACGCTGCTGCGGATCTGGGCCGGGGTCGTGACCGTGATCGGCCTGATCAGCGCCATCAACTTTTTCGACGTCGTCACGCTGCTTACTGGAGTCACCCGATGAACGCCACCGGACTCAGCCTCGCGGGCGTCGCCGTCGCCCTCATCATCATGTGGGCCAATTTCAGGCCCTGGTGGAAGGGCACCCGCGACCCCAAGGCCCTCCTGCCGTTCGGCGCGGGGTGGCTGCTGGGCGCCCTCGCCACCGTCTGCGCCGGCGGTGCGCTCGGCTGGGGCGCAGCAGGGGTCACCGGGCTGCTCTCCAAGGGCGGGAACACGGCCGTCAGCAGCCTCGTTGGCACCGGCCCGGCCGCCCTCGCCTCCACCCGCATGGGCACCCTGACCCCCGCCGGAGGCATCGTCGTCTGCATCGTCCTCGCCGGGGTGGTCCTCCTGCACCGGGCATCCGGCAAACTCGACCGCCGCCGCATCGTCGGCGGCATCGCCACCGGGGCGGTGCTCGGCGTTCTGCCTGGCGTCGCCACCCAGCTCGGGTGGTTGCCCGAGACCGCGAACATGGTGGGCGCGTGGGGCGCGGACCTCGGCAGCAAGGTCGGGGCGTGAAGCGGGTCGCGGTCATCTGGGCCGCCCGCACCGTCACCGCGCAGCGCCTCGCCACCGGCAGCCACGCCCTGATCGCCCGGATCGGTGCGCGGACCGCCGACTGGATCCGGGCCGGCCGCCGCGACGACCTCACCGGCCTGGCCGCCGCCCTCGGCTGCATCCTCCGCGCGCTCCTGGCCGCCGCCGGGGCCTACCTGCTGTGGCGGATCATCCGCGCCGCTCCCGCACTGCTCTGGGCACTCGTCCCGGTGTGGTGCTGGGCGGCCCTCCGAGCAGCTCCCCGAACGGCCGCCGAACCCGCCCCGGAGGAGGCCTTCGAGGAGCCCGAGCCGGACCCCCGCGACGCGGTCCTCCGACTGCTCTACGAGGCCCTCGGCGACCGCCCCGCCATGTACCTCTCCGACCTCCTCCAGCACCTCCAGGAGCAGGGCCACGGGAAGGCCTGGTCGGTGGCCGACCTCCGGGCCCGCTTGGAGGCCCTCAACATCCCCGTCGAGATGAGGCTCAAGACCGGCGGCAGGAACGCCAGCAGAGGCATCGTCAGGGCACAACTTCCGCCCCTCCCCAACCCCGCCCCACAGGAGGCGTCTCCCGCCCCGTCTCCCGCCGCCTGACCTGCACATCTACCGATCCATCTCCCGTGATCTCCCGGGGCGTCTCCCGCCCCATCTACCTACCTCCGAGAGGACCGCAGCATGGCACTGGCCAAGAGCATGAGCATCCGCGATCTGAAGGACAAGAACGACGCGAGCAAGAAGCAGCGCGAAGCCGAGAAAGCCGCCAAAAAGCCCTGACATACTCGCCGTTGCAAGCCGGGTAGCGCCCGGCCAGACGCCCTCGCCGACCCGTACCGGCGGGGGCGTCGCCACGCCCCGCAGGAACGTCGCTGGACAAGATCCACGTTTAGCGCGACACTGCTGCCACCACCACACGTGTGCCCATAGAGCCCCTGACCACCGGCCAGGGGCTCCGTTGCGTCCCGGAGGAGGCCCATGGACACCGAGCTCCTCACCACCGCCCAGGCCGCCGCACACGCCACCCGGGCTCGCCGCTTCTTCTCCGCCGGCGCGGCCGCCATCCGCCCCACCACCATCCGAGACTGGGCATCCCGCGGCCACCTCACCCGCAAAGGGCTCACCGAGGCCGGGCACCCGCTCTACGACCTCGCCGACGTCGCACGCGCCGAACTCGCCACCCGAGCCCGCGCCCTGCGCCTCGTCGGCATCCCCGAGCAACACCCCTAGACACCGCAGGACCACCGGCCCGTGACACAGCGCCTGGTGGGCGTCCAGTAGGCAGACCATCGCGAGGTGTTTACGACATCCCGGCGGTCCTGCGGCCCCGACCGGCGGCAGTACGGAGGAGGGGTAGCGGCCCTCAGCGTCCTGGATGGGAGCCGGGCCGTACTGCCGCCCACCACCCGGCCCCGCCCACCCGAACGGGGCCGTCGTCATGTTCAGCCCCGTCAAGGAGATCACCATGGCCACCACTGCCGAGCTCCTCCTCGCGTACCGCAAGGAGCTGCAGCAGGGACGCATGCACCCCGACACCATCGACGAGCTGACCAAGATCGCATCCCAGCAGCTCATCGCCAACGAAGGCCTCCGGGTACGCACAGAGCAGGTCCCCCCTCCCGGAGTTCCGAGCAAGGCCCTACCCCCCGAGCAGACCTGACCCCTACCCACCCCTGGGAGGCCCCCCGTGCCCACCCGGCCCCCCACCCGGTGTGCCGAGCCCCGGTGCACCGCTCTGGTGCCCAAGGGGCGCTGCGAGGAGCACAGGCCCATCCCATGGGCAGGCAGGGACGACAAGGCCAGGCGCTACGGCATCAGCTCAGGACGCTGGCGCACGCTGAAGCGCATCGTCACGACTCGGGACAACGGATGCTGCTACCGATGCGGCATCGGCCAGCCCGACGCCGAGGACGATCCCGACGGCGAGCACCAGCATCAGCTGGACCACATCACACCGATCTTCGAGGGCGGAGCCGTCGAGGACCTCGACAACCTGGGGTTGATCTGCGAGCCATGCCACACCGTCAAGAGCAAGGCCGAGGCGCTCAGGGCCAACCGGGCACGCCGTACCCGTACGTGATCAGCGAGGAGTACGTCATGCCCAACGAGGTCCTGGCCGTGTTCGCCAGGCTGCTCGCGAAGACCGCCGCCATCAGCCGCGCCAGCTTCGTTCTGATCCCGCCCTCCCCGGTAGGGGAGTCCGGATTTCCGGAGTGATCGTCTGGGGGCCCGGCGCCGTCAGCTCGGCACACACACGCTCAGAATTGTGAACTCGAAACCGGGGATGTGACACAACGTCACCGGCAGGCGTGCAGGTCAGGGGGTTGCCATGGGGCGCACTGCGCAGCCCGCAGCGCTCAAGTTGCTGGTCGGCAGGGCCGAGGGGAAGGACTCCGGAGGCCGTACGGTCAACCCGGGGCCGGCCTTCCGGCGCATCGCTCCGAAGCCCCCGACGTGGCTGTCCCGGGAGGCGGCCGCCGAGTGGCGGCGCGTCACCCCCGGCCTGCAGCGCCTGGACCTCCTGAAGGAGGAGGACCGGGCGATGCTCGCCGCCTACTGCGAGACCTGGTCCGTGTTCGTCACCGCGACCCGCGACGTGACGCTGACCGGGCTCACCGTCCTGCAGATCACGACCCGGCCCGACGGATCGTCCACGGAGAAGACGGTGCCGAACCCTTCCGTGGCGATCGCCCGGAACGCCGGCCGCGAGCTCCGCGGGTTCGCCGCACAGTTCGGCCTGTCCCCCTCGTCAGAGCAGGCCCTGGCGAGAGGGGCCGACGATGGCAACGAGGACGACAACCCGTTCGCGTAAGAAGGCGGCCGCCGCACCGGACGCCCCGGTGCCCGGTGCGTTCCTGGATGACGACCAGCTCGAGGCGCTCAAGCTCAGCCCCGAGGTCGGGTGGTACCTCGTCTCGAGGGGTATCCCGCTTCCGGACAGCCCGCCGCTGATCAAGACTCCCGAGCCGCGGGACGTGCCCGGGGCCCGGTTCGACCCCGAGCGGGTCGACAAGGTCATCAAGTCGTTCTCCCTGCTGCGCCACACACAGGGGCAGTGGGCCGGGCGCCCGCTCGTCCCCGACCCGTGGCAGGTCGCCTGGATCCTCGCCCCGGTGTTCGGCTGGGTGTACTGGGACGACGACGCCGACATGTACGTCCGGATCATCTCCGAGCTGTACGTCGACGTCCCCAGGAAGAACGGCAAGAGCACGATCTCGGGCGGCATCGCCATCTACATGACGTGCGCGGACGGCGAGCCCGGCGCCCAGGTCGTCGCCGCGGCGACGACGAAGGCCCAGGCCGGGTTCGTCTTCACGCCGATCAAGCAACTGGCGGAACGAGCCCCGGCCTTGAAGGGGCACGTCAAGGCCTACCAGGGCAAGATCATCCACCCGAAGACCAGCAGCTACTTCGAGGTGATCGCGAACGCGGCGGACGCCCAGCACGGGGCGAACCTGCACGCGGGCATCATCGACGAGCTGCACGTCCACAAGAGCCCGGACCTGGTGGAGGTCATCGAGTCCGGTACCGGCTCGAGGCGACAGCCTCTGATCGTCATCATCACGACGGCCGACTCCGGGAAGCCCGAGACGGTCTACGCCCGCAAGCGCACGCGCATCGAGCAGCTGGCGCGGGGGGTCCTCGAGGACCCGTCGGTGTACGGCGTCGTGTTCGCCGTACCGAAGGACGCCGACCCGTTCGTCGAGTCGACCTGGCGGGCGGCCAACCCCGGGTTCGGGGTGTCGCCGACGAGGGCCTACCTCGCCCGCAAGGCCCGGGCGGCCCAGCAGTCGCCGGCCGAACTGGCGTCGTTTCAGCGCCTGCACCTGGGGATCCGTACCAAGCAGGTCACCGCGTACCTGGACCTGGATGCGTGGCGGAAGAACGCGGCCCTGGTCGACGAGGTGAAGTTGCGCGGCCGCGAGGCGTACGGCGGCCTGGACCTCGGGTCGGTGTCCGACCTCAACGCGCTGGCGTGGCTGTTCCCCGACGACGAGGACGGCAGCCTGGACCTGGTGCTGCGGTTCTGGACGCCGGAGGACAACCTCCCCTCCCTGGACAAGCGCACTGCGGACGCTGCGTCCCGGTGGGTCAAGGAAGGGTGGCTGCGCACCACGCCGGGCAACGTGACCGACTACCACGTGATCGGCAAGCAGATCCGGCGAGACCTGGACGCCTACGACGTCCGGTCTCTCGGGTACGACCGCTGGGGCAGCACCAGCCTCACCAACGACCTGGAGGGCGAGCGAGCCCCGATGGTCGGGGTCGGCCAGGGCTACAAGTCCATGTCGCCCGCCCTCAAGGCCGTCAAGCGTCTGCTGCTGCTCGGTGCGAAGGGCAGTCCGATGCTCCGGCACGACGGCAACCCGGTCATGACGTGGATGGTCGACAACCTCGCCGTGGCCATCGACGAGTCGGGAAACGTCAAGCCCGACAAGGCCAACAGCGCCGACAAGATCGACGGCATTTCGGCGCTCTGCGACGGCATGTCCGAGGTCCTGGCCCGGCCGCCCGTCCAGCGGTCCGCGTACGAGGACTCCGAGTTTGAAGCGATCTGAGAGAGGGGGCCTCGTGGCGTTCTGGCACCGCTGGACCAAGCAGCGCCCGGCCAGCCCGGGCCGGGTCATCGACCAGGACGGTGTGCCCGTCCTCGCGAAGGCCGCCGAGCCGTTCGCCGACCTGTCCGAGCTCGGCCGGTACATCACCCAGCACGGGATCCGGGTCGTCGACCCGGGCGTCCCGCTGGCCAACTACGCGGGCACCGCCGCGGCGATGAACGTCTGGGAGACCCAGCCCAGCGTCCGCAAGGTCGTCGACTACATCGCCCGGGCGCTGTCGACAATCCCGTGGCACGTCTACGAGCGGGTCTCGGATACCGACCGGCGGCGGGTCACCGATCACCCGCTGGCGCTGCTGCTGGCCAACCCGGCCCCGGCGGTTCCGCCGTCGCGGCTGTGGCACTCGGTCATCGTGGACTGGCTGATCCATGACCGGTGGTGCCTGCAGGTCCTCCCGAACGCGGACACCGCGTCGGGGTGGGAGCTGCGCCGGAAGCCCGCCAGGCGCATGCATGTCCTGGCGGACGACGACGACCAGCCCGCCGCCCTGTACCTGATCAGCTCGCGCGGCCCCGCCGAGGTGGTGCCGCTGCCGGGCCCGTACCTGTTCGACCACGGGTACGCGACGGTCGGGGCGGACGGCACGTCGCCGATGGAGACGATGCAGCAGATCCTCGCCGAGCAGTCCGAGGCCGTGGAATGGCGGCGGTCGGTGTGGCGCAACGGCGCCCGGGTGCCGACCGTGATCGAGCGGCCGAAGGAAGCGCCCCCCTGGTCCAAGACGGCGAAGGAGCGGTTCCAGGCGGCGTTCAACGCGTTCATGGGACGCGGCTCGGCGGCTGGCGGAACGCCGATCCTCGAGGACGGCATGAAGCTGGTGACCGTCGAGTCGTTCAAGCCGCGTGACACGGAGGACATCGAGGGGCGCAAGCTCACCGACGCTGAGGTGGCGTCCAGCTACCACATCCCGCCCGAGCTGGTCGGCGCGCGCGAAGGGACGTTCTCCAACCTGGACGCGTTCCGGCAGATGCTCTACACCCACAGCGTCGGCCCGGACATCACGATGCTGCAGGACGTCATCAACACCATGCTCGTGCCGCTGATCGCCCCGGGGACGAACCTCTACGTGGAGGCCAACGTCGAGGCCAAGCTCCGCGGCTCGTTCACCGAGCAGGCGACCATCCTGCAGACCGCAACCGGCGCCCCGTACATGCTGCGGTCCGAGGCCCGCACCAAGTTCAACCTGCCGTGGGTGGACGGCACCGACGAGCTGGTCACCCCGCTCAACGTCCTGGTCGGCGGCCTCGCGTCGCCGACGGACACAGCACCCCCGCCCGCTCTCCCAAAAGGTCAGGGCCGCCCGGCATGAAAGCCGAGCGGCCGGAGGACCTCGGCACGTTCGCCGCCGAGCGGGACGCCTACACCACGGCGCTCACCGCGTGGGCGCAGAAGCAGGCCGACGGGCTGCTGTCCGCGGCCGGCGCGAAGGCGGACGGGCCGCCCGACTTCTACGACCTGTGGGCCGCCCAGTCCCCGGAGCGTCAGGCCCAACTCGCCGCCCTCATGCAGGGGTACGGGTTCCGGCTGGCGCAGATCGGGGCGTGGGACGTCCTCGGCCTGTGGAACCCCGAGGCCGACGGGTGGGACCCGGCGGTCATGGAGGCCTGGCTCGCGAAGGCGGCCGAGTCGCACGCCGCCCAGTACGAGCAGGCGGCGTACACCGCGGCGACGTCGGCCGTCGCCGACGAGGGCGACTGGCGCGACAACCTCACGACCGGGCTGGCCTCCTGGGTGACGGCGGCCGCCGTGCGGTCGGTCACCGCCGCCACCGAGGCCCGCAGCTTCGGCGGCCACGACGCGGCCGGGGCGTCCGGCCTCACCCACAAGGTGTGGCGCACCGGGGGCAAGAACCCGCGCGCCTCGCACGTGCGCCTGGGCGGCGACTCCGTCCCGCTCGGGACGACGTTCGCCAACGGGCTGCGGTGGCCCGGCGACTCCAACGGTGACGCGGCTGAAACCGCGAACTGCAACTGCCGACTCGACTACGAGAGGGGGACCTGATGGCCCCGACCACGAACGGCCCCGGACACGGGCCGAAGCCCACCGTCGGCCGCATCGTCCACTACGTCGGCTGGTGTGAGACCGGCGACGGGCCGCGCCCCGGCCCGTGCCGCGCGGCGATCGTCACCAACGTGATCGAGCCGGAGCGGCCTGACCCTTACGTGGACCTCGGCATCTTCGACCCCAACGGCTACCTCCTTGACGGCGCGGTCAAGAACGACGAGACCCGCAGCGTGGGCGAGACCTGGCACTGGCCCGAGCGAGAGGGGAGCTGACCGTGCCTCGTACGAAGGAATGCCGGGCGAAGATCAAGGCCGTCGGGTCCGCCGACGGGCTCAAGGACGGGCAGTTCCGGGCGCTCGTCTCGGTGTTCGGCAACGAGGACAGCATGGGCGACGTCATCGCCCCCGGCGCGTTCGCCCAGGTCCTCGCCGAGTGGAAGGCGAGCGGCGACCCGATCCCCGTGGTCTGGGCGCACAAGTGGTCCGATCCGTTCGCGCACATCGGGGTCGTCCTGGAGGCGACGGAGACGGCGGCCGGGCTGGAGGTCCTTGCGCAGATCGAGGACATGGACACCAACCCCACCGCGCGCCACGTCCACGGCCTGTTGAAGGGGCGGAGGATCAAGCAGTTCTCCTTCGCGTACGACGTCGGCGAGGGCGGCTGGGTGCAGACCGACGACCTGGCCGCGCATCCGTGGGGCGAGTTCTACGAGATCAAGCGGTTCTCGTCCCTGTTCGAGGTCGGGCCGTGCCTGGTCGGTGCGAACCAGCAGACCGAGCTCCTGGCCGCGAAGGCCGCCGACCTCGCCCACACGGCGAAGGCCGGCCGCGTCCTGTCGCAGCAGAACTTCGACGCGCTGTCCTCCGCGCACGCCTCGATCGGCGAGGTCCTCGCCGCCGCCACCCCGGAGAAGAACCGGACTAAGACTTCCCCGCCCGCGCCCGCGGCCGGGGCCACACCCGAGCAGGAGACCGGCCAGCAGCCGCCCGAGGAGACCGCCGCCGCCGACGAGGCCGCCGCGAAGGCTCCCGGGCTCACGCCCGCCCAGGTGTCCGCATGGGTCACCACGCAGGAACTGATGACCATGAGGAGCACAGGATGACGATGCGCGAGCGGCTGCAGGCGCTTCTGAAGGAAGCGGCGGAGATCGTCGCCAAGGCCAAGGAGGGAGAGGGCCGGGAGTTCACCGAGGAAGAGGTGACCCGGATCAACGAGATCAAGTCGGAGACCGACGACCTGGCGGCGAAGGTGAAGGCGGCCGACGACGCCCAGGCCGCCGCCGCGGCGATGGCGGGCAAGGTCGCCGACCGCCCGGTCCCGAAGCTGTCCGGGGTCAAGGACCGCCAGGAGGACGGCGACGCCACCACGCTCGGCGGCCAGTTCGTGAAGTCGGCTCTGTACCAGGAGTTCCGCAAGGACAACCCGACCGGGCTCGGCGAAGGCTCCGCGGTCAGCATCGGCCGGACCCGCGTCGGGTCGCTGAAGGAGTGGATGGCCGGCCGCAAGGCCACCTCCGCGCCGCTGCAGGTCGGTCTCGGGCACGTCGCCCCGATCCGGATGCCGATGGTCGACCAGGTCGACCGCGACAACCTGACCATCCTCGACCTGATCAGCCGCGGCGAGTCCGACGGCCCGTTCGAGTACCTGCAGGTGACCGGCGTCACCCGCAACGCGGCGGTCGTCAAGGACGAGATCCTGCCCGGCGACCCGTCCACCGACCTCAAGCCGACGTCGACCATCCAGACCGAGCTGGCCGACGCCAAGCCCTACACGTACGCGGACGGCTACGACGTCACCAACGCTCTGCTGTCCAACGCCCCGGCCCTCGCGTCCTACATGGACAACGAGCTGGAGTACAGCATCGACTGGGTGGTGGAGGACATGCTGCTCAACGGCCCGGGCACCAACGGAAAGCCGAAGGGCATCCTGCACACCACCGGGGTGCAGGAACTCACCTACACCCCGGGCACCGACGCCATGGCCCAGGTCAAGGCGATCCGGCAGGCCATCACGAAGATCACCACCCTGCCCGGCGGGAACGTCACCGCCGCCCTCATGTCCCCCGAGGACGACGAGGCATGGGACCTGATGCAGGACGCCAACGACCGCTTTTTCGGGCAGGGACCGTTCGGCCAGGGACCCAACACCTCCTGGGGGCGCGCGCGTGCGCTGTCGCAGCGCCTGGCCCCGGGCACGGTCATCCTCGGCGACTGGCGGCAGGTCGCCCTCCTGGACGTCGAGGGCCTGTCCATCCTCGCGTTCAACCAGCACAAGGACTACGCACAGCGGAACCTCGTCTACGTGCGGGCCGAGCTGCGCGCCATGCAGGTCATCTGGAAGCCGAACCGGCTGATCGTCGTCAAGCCGGACGAGACCCCGTAAGGAGCACGGCATGCCCGAGCACAAGATGGAGACGATCGACGGGATCAGGTACCGGCCCGAGGACGTGGAGCGCGCGCGTGCGCGCCAGCGCGCCGCTCAGGCGGGCGCGCTCACGGTCGCGGACGCACACCTGCCCGGCAGCAAGACCACCGAGGACCCGGGCGACCAGGACGACGGGGACACGGGCGACGGGTTCGACCCGGCGGAGCACACCGTGCTCCAGGTCATCGCGCACCTGGCCGAGGCCGACGAGGACGAGACCGCCCGGGTCCTGGACTCGGAGGCCACCGGCGAGAAGCGCAAGGGCCTGCTGGAACGCCGGGACGAGTTCCTCGCCGAGGCCAAGCAGCGGGCAGGCGGACCCGGTGGCGGGCGCTGAGTTCCTCGCCGAACCGGCCGAGCTCGGCGTGTTCCTCGGCCTGCCGGCCGACGACGTGCGGCTGTTGGCCGCGCTGCGGGCCGCCACCCGGCGGTTCCGCGGCGCGGTCCGCCACCCCGTATCGCTCGTCACCGACGACACCGCCTTCCTGGACGGGTCCGGCCGGGCCGAGCTCCACCTCCCGGCCGCGCCCGTCGTGCAGCTGCGCAGCGTCCACGTGGACGGGGTGGAGCTCACCGGGGTGCGGGCGAAGCGGCGGGCCGGGGTGCTGCTGCACCCGTCCGGGTGCTGGCCCGCCTGGTCGGAGGTGGCCGTCGCCTACGACCACGGGCACGACCCGGTCCCGGACGAGGTCGCCGAGGCGGTCATCGACCAGGCGAGGGCGATCTACCGTCTGGACCCGGCGATCCAGCAGATCACCACCGGCACCGAGTCCGTGTCGTTCGCGGCGACGGCGGCGGTCGGGATCACCTCCCAGTGGCAGGCCGCCGTCGAGGCGCACCAGCTGAACCGGGGCGACGAGGCATGACGATCGACAACCCGCTGCGGCGGGACACCGTGACCGTCATCGACCGTGTCCTGGTCGGCGAGGACGACCGCGGGCAGGACGTCTACGAGGACCAGGAGCGCGACGTCCCCCACTGCAACGTCCAGCCCGTCAGCAGCACCGAGGCGACTGACGACCGGGTCCAGGTCGTCACCCGGTGGCGGCTCGCCGGACCCCCGGACATGGCCCTCAAAGCCCTGTCCAAGGTCCGGCACGACGGGACGCTGTACGAGGTCGACGGCGAGCCCGGCGTCTACCGCTCGTACGGCGGGCTGATGGACCACACCGAAGCGTTCCTGAAGGTGGTGACTGGCTGATGGCCATTCGTTTCGAGTTCGACCCCCGGGTGACCGGGGAGATCATGCGGTCACCGGAGGTACGCAAGGCCCTCAAGGCCGAGGCCGACCGGATCGCGCCCGTGGCCCGGTCCATCGCCCGGTCCGAGGGCCTGGAGGAGTTCGCCGACTCGATCGAGGTGGTGGAGGAAACCCGCCCGCGGGGCCGGCCGACCGCGGCCGTCGTCGCGGACCGGGAGGACGCCGCCGACCACGAGCACGGCACCAGCTCCACCCCGCGCCGCCGGATCCTCGGCCGCGCTGCTCACACCCGGATCGACGGGATCACCTGATGCCCGGCGACACGGGGCTCTGGGCGGACGTCGAGCTCCTCGTGATGACCGGGCTGCGCCCGCTGCTGCCCGGGGTGCGGGTCGTCGACGAGCTCCCCGACAAGCTGGAGACCCGCGTGCCGCTCGTCCAGGTCCTCGTCGTGGGCGGCGCCGACGACCGGATCACCGACGCCACGACGGTCGACGTCGCCTCGTTCGCCGCGACCCGGGCGGCGGCGTGGGACCTGGCCGAGCGGACCCGCCGGGCGATGCACTCCCTGGCCGCCACCCACAACCCGGGCCAGAAGGCCGTCATCGACGACGTGACGACCCAGGAGCGCCCGACCGTCGTTCCGTACGGAAACCCGGCGGTACGGCGCGCAGTGGCCACCTACACGGTGTCCGCCCGCGTCCGCGCGGCCACCTGACCGCGCACCATCCATCCCCGGCCCCGCGGCATCCGCCCGGGGCCTTCGTCATGAAAGGGGGCGGCATGGTCGCCGCCGACTTCACCGAGATTGCGGAGCTGCGCCAGGCGCTGATCCGCAAGGCTCTGCGCTACGCCATCTTCGCCGCCGACACGACCGCCGACCTGGTGGCGTCGCCGTTCGACGCCGGGGGCATCCTGCAGGAACTCCCCGCCGGGTACGTGCCGGTCGGGTACACCACCACCGACGGGGTCACTTTCTCCGGGGACCTGTCCACCAGCGATGTGCAGTCCGGTCAGTCGTCCTCGCCGACCCGGTCCGATGTCGAGTCGGACACCGTCACCGCGCAGTGGGTTCCCCAGGAGACGAACGCCGCGGCGGTCGCCCTGTACGAGAACCTGCCGCTGGCCGGGGTCGGCTCGCTGCCGGCCCTCGGGTCGGCGACGTGGACCTGGTCCCGGCCCAAGACCCCGCCGACCCTCTACCGGCGCCTGGTGTTCATCGCCGAGGACCTCAACAAGGACACCGGGAACGCGATCTACATCGTCCGGCACTTCCCCAGCGCGCTGCGCTCGGGCCGGGAGGACGAGCAGTGGACCCGTACGGCGGAGATCGCCCGCGGCGTCACCTACCAGGCGTACATCGACGACGCGGCCGAGACCGACTCGATCACGTGGATCGACGGCCCCGGGTGGCGTGACTACGCGCCCGAGGCCCCGGGCGGCGGCGGCTGATGCCGACCTCCCCCCGCAAACCGGCACCGCGGCGGCGGCCCAGGGTGAGCCCTGCCGCCGCGGTGCCTCCACCGGCTCACCCACCGGCCACCCAGGAACGAGACGAGCAGACCATGAGCAAGCCCAACCGCAAGCGCTACCGCCTTTCCGAGGTCCGCCAGCAGTTCACCGACGCTGTCGGCGGCGAGACGGTGGAGTTCGAGACCGACGCCGGGGACGTCCTGACGTTCCCGCACCCGCTGTTCACCGACGAGGAGTGGGACCAGAAGGTCGACGGTGCCGAGACCGCCCACGACAAGGCGGTGGCGATCCTCGGCGACGAGCAGTACGAGAAGTACAAGGCGGCCGGGCACGCCGACGGCGACATCGCACTGTTGATGATGGCCGTGCAGCAGGACATGCAGGGCCAGGTCAAGAAGCGCCCTACACGGTAGTCGACGTCCTCGGGCACCACCCCGAGGCCGTCGAGGCCGACCTCCTCCACCACTACGCCCCGCGCGACCCGATCGCCGAGTTCTGGCGCGGGGACATCACCCTGCGCCAGCTGCGCGTGATGGTGGAGGGCCTGCCCCCGGACGGGGCGCTGGCCCGTCGGCTGGCCGGACACCACTGGGAACACCGCGACTTCATGACGGCGGACATCGTCGACCTCCTGGCCCACCTGGTCGTCGACTTCCGCAACGCCAACAAGGCGGAGAAGGCACCGGAGCAGGCGTACCCGGAGAAGGTGTGGCGGCCGGAGAAGCCGGGCGCAGCGAAGAAGCGGAAGAAGAAGGCGGCCCGCGAGGCCGCCGAGGGACGCGCCGGCTACCGGCGGATCGTCGCGCTGGCAACACCGAGGTACTCAGAGATGGGGTGAGCCATGCCCCGCGCGGGTGCCGTATGGGTCGACGTCCTGCCGAACATGTCGCGTTTCGGGCAGCAGCTGGACCGGGAGATCGGAGAGCCGGTCGCCCGGGCCAGCAACGCGGCGGGCGAGGCCGGTGGCGAGGGCCTCATGTCCGGCATGAAGGGCAAGGTCCTCGCCGGGGCGGCCGCCGTCGGTGTCGCCGCCGGGGCCGTCCTGATGCAGGGCATCACCGAGGCCGTCGACAAGCAGAAGGCCACCGGGAAGCTCAAGGCACAGCTGGACCTGTCCGCCGCCGACGCGAAGAAGGCGGGGGCGGCGGCCGGGAAGCTCTACGGATCCACGGTCACCGAGTCCGTGGACGAGGCGGCGGCCGCCGTGCGGGCCACGATGTCCGCCGGCCTCGCCCCGCCCAAGGCCACCACGAAGCAGCTCGCGCAGATCAGCACCAAGGTCCAGGACCTGCAGACGCTGTTCGAAGTCGACCTCGGCCAGGCCGCCAACGCCGCCGGGCAGGCGGTCAAGACCGGGCTGGCGAAGAACGCCAACGAGGCCCTGGACATCATGTACCGGGGCTTTCAGATCATGGGCCCGAGGGCCGATGACCTGGCCGACACGTTCAACGAGTATTCGACGATCTTCAGGTCGCTCGGCCTGGACATGAAGACCGTCACCGGCCTGTTCTCCCAGGGGATGAAGGCCGGCGCGCGGGACACCGACACGGTCGCCGACGCGCTGAAAGAGTTCCAGATCCGTGCGACCGACGGATCGGAGACGTCCGCCGACGCGTTCGAGATGCTCGGCATGTCGGCGACGAAGTCCACGGCGATGTTCGCCGCGGGCGGCGCCGGGGCGGCCAAGGGGCTGCAGACCGTCCTCGACAAGCTCCGCAGCATGAAGGACCCGGTCGACCGGAACGCGGCCGCGGTCGGCCTGTTCGGGACCAAGGCCGAGGACCTCGCGGACTCGTTGTTCGCCCTGGACCCGTCCAAGGCGGTGGCCGACCTGGGGAAGGTCGGCGGGGCTGCGAAGCGGGCCGGGGACGATCTCCGCGACAACGCGGGCGCACGCTTCGAGGCCTTCAAGCGGCGGGCGCTGATGGCCCTCGGGGACGTCACGACGAAGTACGTCCTGCCGCCCCTGGAGAACTTCATCGACTTCGTCGACACCCGGGTCGGCCCGGGCGTCAAGGCGCTCTCCGATGGGTTCCAGTCCGGGGTCGGGTGGGTCAAGGAGTACGGCCTGTGGTTCACGCCGCTGGCCATCGCGGTCGGCGGCGTCACCCTGGCCATGACCGCGTCGTCGATCGCGACCGGCATCACCATGGGCGTCATCGGCGCCTACTCCATCGCGATCCGTACGGCGGCCGCCGTCACCCGCGCCTGGACCCTGGTGCAGGCCGGATTCAACGCCGTCATGGCCCTCAACCCGGTGACGCTGATCATCATCGGGATCATCGCGCTCGGGGCCGCCCTCGTCGTCGCGTACAAGAAGTCCGAGACGTTCCGGAACATCGTCAACGCCACCTGGTCGGGCATCAAGGCCGGGTGGGACATCGTCTGGAACCAGGGCCTCAAGCCCGGGTTCCAGGGGTTCATGACCGGGCTCAGCGCGATCGGGACCGCCGCGATGTGGCTGTGGGACAACGCCCTGTCGCCCGCGTTCTCCGCGATCGACACCGGGGCCCGGATCCTCGCCACGATCATCGGCGTCGTCCTGGTCATGCCCACGATCTACGCGATCCGGGCACTGGGCGCGGTGGGAAGCTGGCTGTGGAACAACGCCCTCGGCCCCGCTTTCCGAGGCATCGGGGCCGGTGCCCTGTGGCTCTACAACAACGGCATCAAGCCGTTCGGGACGTCCACCGTCGCCACCGTCAAGGGCATCGGCGCGGCCGGGATGTGGCTGTGGAAGAACGCCCTCTACCCCGCGTTCCAGGGCATCGGGGCGGCCGCCACGTGGGTCTACCAGAAGGGGATCAAGCCCCCGATCGACGCCGGGGCGACGACCCTGCGGGCGCTCGGGTCGGCCGGGCGGTGGCTGTGGAAGGACGCCCTCTACCCGGCGTTCCAGTCCATCGGGGCCGGGGCAACGTGGCTGTACGACAAGGGCATCAAGCCCCCGATCGACCGGGCGAAGTCCCTGGCGAAGTCCCTGGGCGAGGCCTACCAGACCGGGGCCAACGCGGTGGGCAAGGCCTTCGACTCCATGAAGGAGAAGGCGAAGAAGCCCGTCGAGTACGTCATCGACGTCGTCTACAACAAGGGCATCCGCGGCGTCTGGAACGAGGTTGCGGACGTGTTCGGGGCGCCGACCCTGAAGCCCTTCAAGGGGTTCGCGAAGGGCGGCATTCTCGCCGGGCAGTCGTCCTACCGGCAGGGTGACGACCAGCTCGTCCCGCTCCGCCGGGGCGAGGGCATCGCGGTGTCCGAGGCGATGCGCGACCCGTACGAGCGGCGGCGGCTCCTGGCCGTCAACGCCGCCGCGATGCACGGCCGCTCGCTCGCTCCGTTCCAGGGCGAGGGGTTCGCGAAGGGCGGGATCTTCGACTGGGTGAAGGGTGCCGCTTCCAAGGGTGTCGACCTCGCCAAGTCGGGTGTCGGCTGGCTGAAGGACGGAGTCAAGGCCAGCGCGGTCGCCGGGCTCAACGCCGTCGTGAAACCGCTTCTGAACAAGATCGCGGGATCGGCGTCGCTGTACCGGGACATGATCCGCAGCGTCCCGGAGCGGATCATCAAGGAGATCGTCGGCTACTCCGGGAAGGCGGACGGCAAGCTCGATGCGGCTGGCATCGGCGGCAAGGGCTTCAAGTCCGGGCTGTCCTGGGCGCGCACGCAGAACGGCAAGCCCTACCAGTGGGGCGGCAACGGCGATCCGTCGTGGGACTGCTCCGGGTTCATGTCGGCGATCGAGTCCGTTATCCGCGGTCAGCGCCCCCACCGCCGTTGGGCGACCGGGGCGTTCTCCGGGGCCACCGCCCCGTCCGGGTGGGTCCTCAACGCCAACTCGCCGTTCCGCATCGGGATCACGAACAGCGGCGTCGGGCACACCGCGGGAACCATTAACGGGATCAACGTGGAAAGCCGCGGCGGCGACGGCGTGATCGTCGGCGGCAGCGCCCGCTCCTACAAGAGCAGCCTGTTCACCCACCGGTACGGGCTGAAGGTCAAGGGCTACGCCGATGGTGGCCGGCCACGGCGGGGAGAGATCGGGTGGGTCGGCGAGGACGGCCCCGAGCTGCGCGTGTTCGACGGCAACAGCCAGATCATCGACCACGCCACCTCGATGCGGCTCGCCGCCCAGGTCGGCGCGGGCAGGGTGGCGGGCATGACCCGGCCCCTGGCCTCCCAGGCCCCGGCAACACCACGGGGCCGCACGGTGGTTGCTGCCCCGCGCGGGCAGGGCACCCAGGAGCGGGCGGGCGGGGACACGTACAACTTCTATCCCCGAACGCTGGACATGACGGTGGGCGACCTGGACGCGCTGCAGCGTCGCAAGGACGCACAGGACCGGACGGGGAGGCCTCGGTAAATGCCCCTGATCACAGCACCGGTTCAACCACCGGACCCGGGGACGCCGGGCGGCGGGGGCACACCGATCCCGCTGCCCGGCGTCGGCAACGCCACCGCGTTCTACACCGACCCGACCGGGACGGTGTGGCCGCTGTCAGAGTCGGCTCTCGGGTGGTTCACGTTGGCCGAGGGAGTGTCCGGGCTCGGGGCCGCCTCGTACACCCTCACCAGCGACGCACAACCGAGAGGAGGCGCACGGCTGCGGCACGCCCAGCCGCAGCCCCGCACGATCATCTGGCCCCTGCACGTCTACGGCGACACCCACCTGCAATACCTGGAGCGCTGGCGGCAGTTGTCGACCGCGTTCACCAGGACGCTGCGCCGGGGCCGGGACAAGCGGCGCACCCCGGGCACGCTCACGATCGCCCGCCCGGACGGCACCAGCCGCTCTGTGCGGGTGTACTACTCGGCCGGGTTCGAGGGCCAGGGCAAGCGCGGCAGCGGCATCATCAGCGACTCCGTGGCGCTCGCCCTGTGGTGCGAGGACCCCTACTGGACCGACGCCGAGCCGATCACCGTGCACCGCGAGACCGGGGCTCTGAACGACTTCCTGGACCCGTATCCGTCGGTGTCCTCCTCCCAGGTCCTCGGCGAGACCGTCGTCGACAACCCCGGCGACGCGGTGGTCTGGCCCGAATGGACGATCACGGGCCCGGCCAGTCTGATCACGTTCACGAACGAGACGACGGGCGACAGCTTCGCGCTAGACCCGTCGGCATCGGCAGTCGGGCACGGGCCACTGACCGCCGGTGAGCAGGTCGTCGTGCGCACCGACCCGGGGCAGGTCCGCTTCCAGGACGGGTCACCGGGCGGCGCGAACTGGTCCGGGGCACTGGACTGGCCCGAGGCGGTCCTGTGGGGCCTGGAGCCCGGGGAGAACCTCGTCACCTTCCAGCTGGACGGCAGCGGCCCGGGCTCGGCGGTCGACCTGCTGTTCCACGCCCGGCACGAGACAGCGTGAAGCGTGAAGGGGGTGGGCGGTGGCGATCGAGCTCCTGGTCACGAACAGCGCCCTGGTCGTGCAAGGCGATCCGCTCGCCGGGTGGCGGGGGCTGACCGCTGAGCAGCGGTTCAACGAGCCCGGGTCCGGGTCCGTGACGCTGACCGCGTACCCGGAGGTGATGGCGCAGCTGCAGCCCGGCGCCCGGCTCGTCGTCATCCGCGACCGGGCGGTGTGGATGGCGGGGCCGATCGAGGTCCCGCAGGACTACCAGTGGGACCTGGAGGGGGCCGCCGACCCGGGCGAGGTCACCGTGAGCTTCACGGACGACCTGGCCCGGGTCGCCGGGTACCTCACCTATCCCGAGCCCGCGAAGACGTGGGCCAACCAGACCGTCACGGCCGACATGGTCCGCAAGCTCACCGCGACCAGCGAGACGATCATCCGGACCCTGGTCAACGAGAACTGCGGGCCGGGCGCGCTCAGCGCGCGGCGTATCCCGCAGCTCGTGCTCGACACGGCGGCCGAGGTCGGCACGATGCGCACCCTGTCCACCCGCGCGGAACCCCTCCTGGACGCCTGCAGGAAGGTCGCCGTCCCCGACGGGATCGGCTTCCGCACCCGGCAGGCCGGCACGCAGATCCTCTTCGGGGTCTACCAGCCGCGCGACCTGTCCGGCCCGGCCCGGTTCTCCGCCGGCCTCGGCAACCTCCGCAAGCTCAGATTCTCGCTGTCGGCGCCCACGGCGACGTCGGAGCTCGTCATGGGCGGCGATGACCCCGCCCAGCAGGTCGGGGCCGGAGAGCCCGCCAACACCCGCGCGTACACCGAGGTGACGTCGGGGGCGCAGGCCTCCTGGTACCGGGTGGAGAAACTCGTCCAGTCCAGCGGCAAAACCAACGCGGACGGGGAGCTCACGCAGGACGGCGTCCTGGCCCTCGGCAACGACAACCCGCAGGCGAGCCTGTCGACGGAGACCGTCGACACCGAGGACCTCCAGGCGGGCCGCGACTACGGCCTGGGCGACAAGGTCAGCGTCGTGCTGCCCACCGGGCTCACGGTCCTGGACATCGTCCGCCGCATCCAGCTGTCCGCCGCCGACGCGGACACCGGCGAACGAGTCACGGCCGTGATCGGCACCGGAGACACCACGACCAGCGCATCGCTGGTCGGCACCGTGCGCCAACTGGCGTACCGGCTCGGACAGATAGAGAGCAGGGGGTGACCGTGGCACAGGATTCCTGGCCCAGCCCAGGCCACAACAGCAGGGCGATCACGGATGCGGAGTACGAGCAGCTGGCCGCCCGGTTCTCCGACAACGGGATCTACGGCGATCCGACCGACCTGCCGGTGGTCACCGAGGGGGTCGGCCTGAGCGTGACCGTCCGGGCGGGCGTGACCGGGTCGGTGCGGGGGCACGCCTGGACGTCGGGCTCGTCGACCGTGCCCCTGAGCGTGGCCGCCAACGGATCCGCGTCCACCCGCATGGACCGCGTCGTTCTCCGCCTGGACCGCAGCGACTGGACCGTCCGCGCCGTCATCAAACAGGGCACCCCCGGGGGCAGCGTGCCGACGCTGACCCAGCAGACCGGGACGACCGGGGTGTACGAGGTCCTCCTCGGCAACATCACCGTGCCGCCCAACGCGACGTCGGTCACCGTGACCCGCGGTGAGCGGTACGTGGGCACCCGCGTCCGGCCCTGCACCAGCACGTCGCTGACCGACCCCAACCCGGTGCTGGGCGAGATGCGCTGGGAGACCGACGCCAAGCGGTTGGCCATCTACGACGGGGAGGAGCTGCGCACGCTGCACCACCGGTCGGCTCAGGTGGTCGTCGACTCCCCGTTCATGGGGTGGGCCAACGAAACGGCGTCGGTCCTGGAGGCCCGAAACGGTGTGGTGTGCCTACGCCTCGGCTCGTTCCAGCGAGGCTCGCGGCTGCTCGATCACGATACGAACAGCCGCCTGCCGGTGCTGATCCCGGCCGCCTACCGGCATCCCAACCGCGACCAGTTCGGCATCGTCTACATCACCGGCGCTCACATCGGCCGTATCACCATCCCGTCCCGGAACGACCCCAAGGCCGGGCAGGTCTGGCTGACGCAGCACCCGGACGTCGCCGTCGGCGACCGCGTCCTGTCGAGCAGCATTAGTTGGGTGGTGGACTGATGGCACGGCACGAGTTCGGGGCGGGCATCGCGGATTTCGTCGTGACTCCGTCCGATGGCCTGTGGGCGGTCGGCGCCGGTGCGAACGTCATCTTCTGGGACGCGGCGGAGGACGGGGTCCAGTACACCGACCTGCAGGACGCGAGCGGCGCCCCGATGACGTCGGTGCGAGCCGACGAGTACGGGGCACTGCACCGGTTTTACGGCCCCGACGGCGTCACCGGGATGTGGGCGGACGCGGGCGGCCTGTCCCGCGCATGGATCGAGGCTCACGACCTGCCGACCAGCGGCGGGGGGACCTCTCCCGGATCGTTGGACTGGCTGAACATCCGCGACGACTTCGGGGCTGCGGGCGACGGGGTCACCGACGACGCGCCCGCGATTCAGGCCGCGATCGACGCGGCAAGCGCCGCAGGCGGCGGCACCCTCTATGTGCCGGCAGGCCGCTACATCCTCAACGCGGCGCTCACCTGGGCCAGCGGCGTCAACGCGATCGGCGCGGGCGACCGCGTGTCCATCCTGCAGGCGACGAATCAGAACTTGGACCTGATCACCGGCACGGACATCAGCAACGTCACGCTGCAGGGGCTGCAGCTGTCCGGGCCCGGCCGCGGGTTCGGCAGCGGCGTGCGCTTCACCCGGTTCGCGGCACCGTCGACCCCGAACATCACCCTGCGGGACGTGCTGATCCAGTCCATGGGCGGCGACGGGGTGTTCTGCCACCAGCTCGCGTCCAGCGTGCTGCACCGGGTGCGGGTCCGCTCCTGCGGCGGCATCGGGTTCCACCTGCAGGCCCCGCAGGACACCGTCCTCGGCGGCGCGTCAACGTCCCTGATCGGCTGCTCGGCAGAGGGCAACGTCGTCGCCGGGTACTGGCTCGACCGCATGTCGTACACCACCCTGACCGCGTGCGCGGCGCAGGGATCCCCTACCGGGTTCCGGCTCGACACCTGCACCGCTGTGTCGCTCACCGGCTGCGGTGCCGAGCAGTGCACCACCGGGCTCACGGTGTACGGGGGCAAGGGCCCGAGCGTCAACGGATTCGCGACCGAGGCCTCCGACGGCACGTCCGTGTGGCTCACCAACTCGGCCGCCGGCGTCGTCCTGCTCGGCGTCACCGAGGTGGCGCCCGTGGCGGCCGCGACCGCGTGCCTGCGCACGGACGCCGGGACGATCGCGACCGTGCTCGGCCTCACCGCGGTGAAGGCGAACACGTTGAACGGAACGGTCAACCGTCTCGACCCCGGTGACGGCTCCCTCGTGCTGGCGGGCAAGACCATCATCCCGACGGGCGGCGCGGCCGCACGCATGGGAACCGCCGTCCTGGTCGCGGGGCAGGTCACCGTGAACACCACGGCGGTCGGCGCGAACAGCAACGTGCAGCTGACGACTCAGACGCCCGGCGGCACGGTCGGCGCGCCCTATGTCAACGCCCGCGTGGCTGGCACCTCGTTCACGATCAAGTCCACCTCGGCCAGCGACACGTCCACGGTCGGCTGGCGCATCCTCGACCCGAGCTGACTGGAGACGACATGGTGGCAGCGATCGCGCCGCAGACCCTGATCGAGCTTGGCCAGCAGGAGGCTGCGATCAAGTACCAGGAAGATCGCGTCTCCGGCACCTGGACCAACATCAACAAGTACGCGGCGGAGACGCCCGGTATGGCGTCCTACCAGGGGCAGTCGTGGTGCGTGATCGTCCTGCTGTGGCTGGCACACCGGGCCGGTGACGTCACGATCATGCCGCAGACCCCGGCCTGTGCGACGGCCATCACGACGTACCAGTCCTGGAGCCGGTGGTCGTGGTACCCGGCCGTCGGCTCGCAGGTCATGCTCGGCTCAGCAGGCCAGGACCATACCGGCCTGGTGTACCGGTACGACGCCACGCGGATCTGGACGATCGAGGGCAACACGAACATCAGCGGCAGCAGCGAGGGCGACGGGGTCTACCTGCGGGTGCGCAACCGTGCCGACGCCAACGTGTACGGCTACGGCTACCCGAAATACTGCTCGCCGATGGTGACCGCTGACCCCAACTGGACGGACGATCCGGCGCTGATCAAGACCTCGTCGGGCACCGCCGCGGCGTATGCGCCCTACCCGGGGCAGGACTGGTTCCGGGTCGGCCGGACGTCCCCGCTGGTGCTCGCCGCGGCGAAGCGTCTCATCGCCGTCGGGGCAGGGTCCTACAACCCGACCAACGACCTCGGCTCGGGCGATCTGAACGCCTGGAGCGCGTGGCACACGACGCAGGGATCGCCGGGCGGCGCATACGCCGGATACCCGAACGAGACGATCTGGCGCGCCCTGCAGGTCCCGCACAGCCACTGACCGGGCCGCCGCGCCGCCGTCATCCGCACGCCCCGAGCCGTCCGGCCCGGGGCATCGTCACGTCTGGAGGGCCCATGGCCACATTCCTCTCCGCCGACAGACTCCTGAAAGCCCTCCGCGACGAGGGCCTCACAGTCGTCGAGCACCGCAGTTGGCGGACGAACAACCGCAACCACAAGGGACGCATCGGGCCCATGCACGGTGTGATGATCCACCACACCGTCACCTCGGGCACGATGTCCTCGGTCGAGCTCTGCTACAACGGCCACTCCGCGCTGCCCGGGCCGCTCTGCCACGGGGTCATCGCCAAGGACGGCACCGTGTACCTCGTCGGCCACGGGCGTACGAATCACGCCGGGCTCGGCGACGACGACGTCCTTCAGGCGGTCATCGCCGAGCGGGCGCTGCCCCCGGACAACGAGGCGAACACCGACGGCAACCGGCACTTCTACGGGTTCGAGTGCGTCAACCTCGGCGACGGCAAGGACCCGTGGCCGGCGGCTCAGTTGCTGGCGATCGAGCGCGCGGCCGCCGCGGTGTGCCGGGCGCACGGTTGGTCCGAGCGGTCCGTGATCGGCCACCTGGAGTGGCAGCCGGGCAAGGTCGACCCGCGCGGCTTCACGATGGACTCGATGCGCACGCGGGTCGGGAAACGCCTCGACAGCGAGCCGACGCCCACGAAGCCGAAGCCCAAGCCCAAACCCAAGCCGACGTACGAGCCGTTCCCCGGGGCGGCGTTCTTCAAGGCCGGCCGGAACAGCGCCGTCATCACGGCCATGGGCAAGCGCCTGGTCGCCGAGGGCTGCGGCCGGTACGCCGTCGGCCCCGGCCCCCGGTGGTCCGAGGCCGACCGGAAGTCGTACGCCGCCTTCCAGCGGAAGCTCGGCTACTCCGGCGCCGACGCCGACGGCATCCCCGGCAAGACCAGCTGGGACCGCCTCCGCGTCCCCAACGTCTGACCCCGCCAACACCAACTCACCAACTGGAGATCAACCATGCAGAAACTCCTGCTGGACCTGGCCGAGCGGTCCATGTGGACCGGGGCGGAGGCCGCCCTCGGCCTGGCCGCCGTCGGGCTCGCGGACATACCCGTGTGGTGGGCCGCGCCGATCGCGCTCGTCGCCGCCTCGGCCAAAAGCTGGGTAGCGGGGCGGCTGATCGGCCGCCCGGGCACCGCATCCACGCTGCCCGCCGCCAAGGACCCCGCCACCCCGTCCGGCCTTGGTGCCTGACCTGACCGCATAGTGCGCTGGAGGACCGTGTGGATGCTGCGATGCTCACCGCGCTGGGTGCACTGCTGGCCTCGCCGGTGGCAGCCGCAGCAGCCATCTACGGGTCCCGGGGCGCGGCGCGTGCGTCCCGGGAGGGCACGTTGATGACCGGCTACGACAGCCTGACCGCGCGGCTTGCTGCCGAGCGGGACAAGGCCGAGGCGGACCAGGCCGCCGCCGAGCTCCGAGCAGAGGCGCGGGAGGCCGAGCTCGTGGCGGAGATCGCCCGCCTGCGGCTGCTGGTGACCGAGTTGGGGGGTGTGCCGTGACGCGGACGCAGCACCTCTTCTACCGGCGCCGGTACCTGCTGTGGATCACGGCCGCGCTCCTGGCGCTCGGCGGCGGCCTGGCCGTTGCGTTCCTGCAGATCGACCGGGCGGAGGGCCGGGCGACCGAGCTGGCGACCGAGGCCGACCGCCGCGGCGACGCAGTGTCGACGCTCGCCGGGGACGTGCGCACGCTGCGCGCCCAGATCAAGGCGGGCGGCGAGACGCCCGCCGTACCGGACCCGGCCCAGGCGGTCGACGATCTGCCCGCCCGGGCCGAGGTCCCCGTCCCGATCCCCGGCCCGCCGGGGCCGGCCGGACGGCCCGGTAAGGACGGCCGCCCCGGGCAGCCGGGGGCCGATGCGTCGCCGGTGCCTGGACCGTCTGGTGCGCCCGGGCGGGCGGGCGCGGACTCGGCCGTCCCGGGGCCGGCCGGGCCCGCGGGTCCTGCTGGTCCACCGGGGGCAGCAGGGAAGGACGGCGTCGGCCGCGACGGGAAGGACGGCAAGGACGGTGCGCCCGGTCCGCCCGGTCCGGCCTGCCCCGACGGGTACACCCTGCAGCCGCTGCCCACGGATCCGGACTCCCTTGTCTGCCGGCGGACGAACGCCCCGACCGAGCCGGAGGACCCGGCCGGTACACCGAGCCCGCTCGCCGCAGGCCTGGACCCCACCCGCCGCCAGTACCCATGACACCGCGCCCCACCGCCACGGCGGTGGGGCGCTTTCGCGCGTTCGGAGGGCGAGAGTTTACGTACGAGACGCCGACGCGCCTTGCGCGCTCTCGTACGCTGGCAGCCTGGACACGACGCGCAGGGGGCAAGGACATGAGCACAGAACACGTCGGCCAACGGATCCGCGCAGCACGGAAAATGCGGCAGCTCTCGGTCCGCAGGCTGGCCGACGACGTGCGGATCTCCACCAGCCTGCTGGAGAAGATCGAGTCAGGCGACCGCACGCCGTCCTCCGGCACCATCGCCCGTATCGCCAAGGCGCTGGCCGTCGGGCCCGATCGGCTTACCGGCCAGCCCTTCATGGCTGACGCCGAGGCCGAGGACCAGGCCCAGGCCGCCATCCCCGAACTCCGACGCATACTCCTCACCTACGACAACCCCGACGACCTGCTGACGGCCCCGCGCCCGATCGCAGTCCTGGCCGCCGAGATGGACCACGTCGCCCAGCTCCGCCAGGACGGGCAGTACGCCAGCCTCGGGCCTCTGCTTCCCGGCCTCCTCGCCGAGCTCACCCACGCCGCACACACCGCCCGCGGCGAGGAACAGCAGCGCGCGTACTGGTGGCTGGCCCGCGGATACCGGGCAACGAACTCGCTAGCGCACAAGCTCGGATACCACGACCTATCGCTGACGGCGGTAGAGCGGGTGCACTGGGCAGCCGACCGGTCCGGCGACCCGCTGATGCAGGTCACCGCCGCCTACCTGCGGGCCGGGGCGATGATGCGGATGGGCGCGTACGGGTCGGCCCGCCGTGTCCTGGAGAGCCTGGAGCAGGAGATCGAGCGGCTGGCTCCCGAGGCGTCCATGAGCGGCGCCCAGATGGCCGTGCAGGGCGCGATCCTGCTGAAGCTGGCGATCCTGGAGGCGCGCGACGGGCACCCCGAGCGGGCAACGCAGCGGCTCGCCGAGGCCGGCGCGGCCGCCAGCATGCTGGCCGTGGACACCACGCACTACGAGATGTCGTTCGGCCCGACGAACGTGAGGATTCACGAGGTCGCCGCGATGATCGACACGGGGGACACGGAGCAGGCGCTCGCCCGGCTGCGGGAGTGGGGAGCCGAGCAGGACCGTACCGACTGGGAGCTCCCGCGCGGGATCGCGAAGGAACGGGCATCGCACCACCACATCGACGTCGCGGCCGCGCGCCTCGCCGAGGGCGACCGCCAGGGCGCGTTCGCCGATCTGTCCGTCGCACGCGGCATCAGCCCCGTGCACACACGTTTCCACCCGACGACCCGGCAGACCGCGGCGGCGCTCGTGCGGCTGGACCGGCGGTCGGACGACTCGATCGCGGGACTCGCGCGCTGGGCTGGCGCCTGACGGCCTGTCAAGCGATTCGGGGAAGAATCATCCCCACAAAGTGTGGGCGCAGCCCCACTTGCTGTGCGTAATGATCCCCTCACACGTCCACAGTGTGAGGGGATCGCCCATGCTTGCAGCTCCTGATGACGCAGCGGCCTGGCTCGCCAGGGCGCACCCGGACCGCGCCCACGCCGCCCGCTGGATGAGGTCCGCCGGCCTCGTCTTACTCCCGCTCGGCGTCCGCTGGTCCGCGGTCAAGGCTCCCGAGCACGAGGGCCTGGCCGCGGCCGCCGACATTGGCGGCCCCGTCATCCACGACCCCGGCGGCCGCTGCGTCTACTTCCTCGTTCCCGTCGTGGTCGACCCCGCATGGGCCTGCCCGCGCACCGAGTTCCTCGGCGCGGCCTGCTGGCTCACCGTTCCCGCCCCCAGCACGACCGAGCCCCCGGGGATCCACTGGGTGCGCCCGCCCGACGCGCGCAGTCTTGTCAACCCGACTGCGCTGCGCGAGGCGCTCACCGCCCGTACGGCCGAGGCGGTTTCGTGAGCACGGCGACGACCGGAGACACCACGTACAGAACGTGGATAGGGCACACGACGACCTGCGCCACCTGCACGGCCGGCCGCGCCTGCCCGATGGCCGTCAAGCTCGGCCGCGCCTGGCGGGCGGCCCGCCGATGACGCTCTGCCCGAGCGGGACCGGGCACGACTTCCCTGACGAGGACGAGACCGGGGCGCGCTGCCCTGAGCACGGCATGACCTTGCTCTGGCGTGATGACCCGGCCAGAGCTGCCGAGCTTCCTCCCGCCGTCCGGTTGGAGGAGAACCAGGAGAGAGAGGACGAAGCAGATGGGATGTCCACGATGCGGCGCGGCGACGCAGCAGGGCCCTACGGGGAGCTGGCTGTGCGGGAACTGCGGGTGGCAGTCGGGGGTGGCTCCGGCGCCGACGGCGGTAGAGTCCGGGGATGATCCGGCGCCCAGATCCTGAGCCCACGCCCGACGCCTCCGCGATGCCTCACGAGATCACGCGGACAGACTGTCGGCGGTGCGGCACCGAGGTTCATGGGTTGGACGGCCGGTACTCGTGCCCTCTGTGCGGCTGGGTGAACCACTGGTCCGAGGGCCACACCGAGCTGCCGACCGAGGCCGACGACGTCGACAAGTAG